ATCACAACATATCTGATTTTGCGTTCGTCGAGGAAGTCTTTCAGAATCGAGAGCGGCATAGGGAGTCTCCTTTCGCCCTGCGAAACTTGAACAGTTAGTTCATCTCTAGCATGGGCAGACCGGAGGCGAAAGTGCGATGGGCACAAATGGGTGTGACAGGCTGGAACGATTCAGGTCGAGTGAAGTGGATCACATTTTCCTGCGACCGTCCAGAAGTAGATCGGCGGCCAGGACCCGTGCAAGTTGTGTTCTCGAAAGTTCCAAAATCGAGGCCGCTGATATGGCTTCCCAAACGAAGTGGCTTAAGCCATATAAAGCCACTGTTTGCAACAATAATTCGTGACTCCGAGCCATCTGGCTTAGCCCTCTCGTGCGATTCGGGAGCTTGGCGCCAATACCAAGAGACTGCTCCTGGAAACTGATTACTTCACCTTCGCTGCGTCAAGCCGATTTCGGAGTTCTGCGATTTGGGTTTCCAAGTTGGCGTTTTCTATCGCACGCAAGCGGAGATGAAGGAGGGGTGCGATCCCCTTCGCGGTTCTGATCGGAATCGCGCCTGAATAAGCTTCGTTGACTAAACGAGTAGTGATGTCGACGACATCTGCGGCAGAATCGGTTCGCAGCAACGGGTCTGCGGTTGTGCTCGTCTGTCGCCGGTTCTTTCTCCCGCCAACTCGGCCGTACTGTGACGCTTTTTCCGGGTGGGCATGAAAAAGGCAGAGGCCATCTTGAGTTGCATAAGCTTTACACGGTTTGCCAGCCTTGGTTCGACCCTTACAACGATTTGCAGTCAGATCGGTTCTCATAATGCTCCTTTTGGTGATCGTGTCAGTGGCTTGCTTTACGAGTCGGTCATTTCTTCAGGAACTGCCCCTCCAGGTCAACCGAGATCTCAGCGCCGCCGCCGTCCTATCCGTATTGGACGGTTAGAACCCTGTTCATTCGCCATCATCAGTTGGTACCTGACAAGAGCCGACGTGTACTCGCCGGCCTCCGCCAAGGCCCGAATGTCCTCCTCCGCGCTCTGTCTGAACGTCTTCTTGGTGGGGTCCGGACTCGACATCATTACGTACTTCATAGCGTCGCGCGCGTGGTTGTCTTTGTCGATGATCGCTTCACTGGCGTTTCGACTCAGCAGCTGTTGCGCGCTGAGTTTTACCCGCCGCGTGCGCATCAGCTCCCATAGCAGGTTCGGACAATCCCACGGGTGTAGCCCAGGCACAGGCTTCTCTGCGTAGTTGCGGCACACGATTCTTACGCTCGGGGCGCGATCCTCGAGGTTCGCCCAGTGCATCTGCAGGCGCGCCGCAAAGCTAATATCGCTGCGATCACCGTAGAAGGGAGAAAACAGTTCGATGCCGTTTTCGATATAAAGTTCGTTGATCGACTTCGCCCGCTCCTGTGATCCCCCGGCGCGCGTCGGCTGGTTGTGATTCGACTGTTGCATGGTCGCATCGAAGATCGTCGGATCGGCGAAAGTCGCTGATAGCTTGCGGATATCCGGCATGTCCCGCAGCGCCGGCGCATGCTCCCAGACTTCGCGTCCGGGCATGTAGTACTCGCCGCAGAAGTAGAGCGTGCCGGCGTCATCGACGTAGCAGCGCTCGAGCGCCGTGGGATTGGTCTTGCCGTGATCGAACCCGCCCTCGATGCGCCAGTTCTTGTCCGGGCGCCATTTCGGGTCGGTGATGACGATTTTGTCCCAGTAGGTGACCAGAGTGTCGGCAAACACGAGCTCGCCTCCGCCCGCTTCATCGATGATTTCCTGCTCGCGGTCCCAGGAGGCCTGCGACGTGTAGGTCTTCCGCTCCGCGATCCGCCAGTCGGGATTGAGTCTCGGGTCGCGCTCGTCTTTGGCCGAGTAGTGCAGCCTCCACACGGGCACACCTCCCTTGGTCCTGCGCATGGAGAGACCGCGAAGCACGTCGAAAGATGTTTGTGGCGGTGTCTGGCGGCTTGCCTGGTAGATCTTGCGTACGTCGACCATCATTCTTCGCTCCTGATGATGTCGTGCCGCGCATCGGCAAACCAGCCTGGCCCGGCCGTGGAGTTGAAGATGATCTTGCCTTTGACCGCCGCGAGGGCCTCGTTGTAGGACTCGCCGGCGTCTGGCTGGAACGAGCTCTCGTCATTCATGTAGCCCCACGGGTGGTAGCTGCGGATTTGGTCAGCGCCGCCGGGCACGCCCGCGATGTACCCGCCATGGGCGAACTCGAGCTTGTCGTTGGCTTGCTGCCGTAGCGGCTTCGCTAAGGGGAACGCTCTTTTCAGTCGCCGATCCTGCTGGTCGTACAGACATTTGGCGTAGTCGACGAGCTGCAGGACCTTTTCCTTCTTCTGCGTTTGGAACAGCACGCCGCGGCGTGGCACGACCATCGCGTGCCTGGTGAAGTACGCAACGATCGCCCACGATGCCATCATGTCGCGGGACTTCTCGATCCACGTGATTCGCTCGAGATCGAAGGCGTCGAACAGGACTCGGAAATACTCGTCCCGCGGAAATGGTTCGTAAGGCGAGGGCCGGCCCTCTTCCTGCCAGTGCTCGTTGTAGGTCTTGGTGTGCTCGGTCACCCATTTGAAGGTGTCCCGTGTAGCTTCTCGGGCCAGGAGGTCATTGGTCGAGGGTCGTTTTCCGTTGTGAGCACCAGTCTCTCGCAACTCCTTTTTGAGCTGCTCAATTGCTCGTCTGCACGCTGCGATACCCATAGTCCCTTCCACTGTTCAATCTGCAATCCACTGGTAAGTAACCCTGTGATTCCGGCGTCTGGCTTTCACTTTTCGACTCTTTACCAGCCGGCGCAAAGTTACGGAAATCGTCGCCAGGGGCTGTGAGTAGTCGGACAAATTAAAACCCTCCCGTTCCAGCCATTCGCGCACTTCATTGGCGCTGAAACTGTGGTGGGGCATGGCGCTCAGCGATTCAGAGATTGCCTCGGTCAGTCCTGCAGGCTTACGGCGCCCTTTCTTGATCCCCGCCAACGCTTCTTTCCGCTTCTCCTCGTTCTTGGTCTCCCGTGCAAGGCTACCAAGCGCGAGATTGAGCTGAACTAATTGCCGTTCAATCAAGGCACGCTGCTCGCAGAGTTCGTCCAGCTCTCTGAGTCGATCCTCAATCGCCTTCTCGATATCAAATGCCATTCACTGATTATACGCCGTTAAGATTCTGTGTCAAGATATCAAAGCGAACACTGTTAACATATTGGAAGGAAGAGACTTTTGTTCTTCTGTAAGACAAAGCAGCGGGTCAGTATAGGAGTGCCCGATGGAAGATAACTCGTCGGTAGAAACCGACCAATACTGATCTTGTTCCGAATTGTAAGTGTAAGTTCGCCTTTGCGGCGGCGGGCGCGTCACGGTCGCTCTGAACGGGCGCCCGGCAACTAACGTCAGTGCATCGCCGCGCGATTTTGGACTCGCTCTACTGGCTTTTTGCCTTCACTTTAGCCCATCGCGCCTGGGCGGCGCGGCGGGCGGATTCCTTGCGCTGCTGCGGGGTCATTTTGCTTGCCGCGATTTTCCCGCCCTTACGTCCTTCATTGACAAAGAACTCGCGAGCCTTTTTGCTTAGTGCCATCAGCGTGAACGTTAGCACGTCCGCTGGGGGTGCGCAAGAATATAGAAAGATAATCCTTGACATGCGTAGGGGGTACGCATACAATTGTCTTCCGATAAACAAAAACGGGCCGAGAAGGTGGTGGAACACCGAATCAGCCCTAACCAAATCGACCTGATATGGAGGCCAACGTGGCTACATCCAATCTAGCACCCTCCCGTCATCCGCAGTTGTTTGCAGGGACAGAGCGGCACGCGCGGGCGATCTGCCCGAAACCGCATCAGTTTAGGGTATTTCCTACCGGCCAAGCGGAATATCACTGGCAAGTCGCGGCTCTCGCTACCAATCAAATCATCTCCCGCCACAAGAGCCTGAAGTTTGCGCTCAAGAAATGCGCTTGCCTGAATGAGCAGCGCGTTCAAGGAGTCAGAAATGACTCCAAATAAGAGGACCGCAGCTTCCATTCGTATGGCACGGCGAGTTTGGACGAATCTCTCCAGAACGGCTCTTTGCCGGCTCAAAGAGATCATTGAGCAGCACCAGTTCTCGATCCCCGCTGGTGATTTGAGTTATCTCGAGAACGGGTGGTACGTAACGCACACGGGGTTGCTCGGCCTTGCGCGTCGCAATCGCTGTGCCGGCATTCACGTTCGACCGGTGTCCAACTTCTGTGACCCTGCTACGCAGCGCTGGGCCTTCGAGGCCACCGTCTACAAATCGAGAGCCTGCCGCGGTTTCGTCGGGTTTGGTGACGCTGATCCTTCCAATGTCTCGCCGTTGGTCCATGGTGCCGAGATGCGGGTGGCTGAGACTCGCGCCGTGAACCGCGCTCTGCGCAAAGCCTACGGCATCGGGATCTGCTCTGTCGAGGAGATCGGTTCCTTCGCTGAGTCGACTCCGTCCGCTCGCGAATCCAGGAAACTCCCTCCACAACCTGCCAATGGCAACAGCAATTACGGTGGTCGCACTGTACGCGATCGCCTCTGCCACCTTATTCGCCAGCACCAACTCGATGCGACTCTGGTCAAGTCCTACGCCACTGATTTCTGTGGCGTGAAGTCGCTCCGCGAGGCCACCCGCGAGCAGGTCGAAAGCTTCGTCACCCACCTCGCCGAATGGGCCGAAAGCGATCGCAACGCCCTGCTCTGCCAGCTCAATAGCTATCTCGGACAGAAAGAAGGTGTCGCATGAGACGCCACATTCAGGGCCTGCACGAAGCTGATCAGTGCACCACCTCACAGGTTCGTGATGGTCTGTTCCTGGTTCGAGTCGATCGAGCCCAGCATCGATGGGATGCCCGAAAACCTTATTATCTGCTCCGCTTCTCGATCCTTCAGCCGAAGGAACTCTGCGGGCACTCATTCATCGGGCGTCTCTATTCCACACCCAGAGCCCTGTGGAAGCTCGCATGGTTCCTGCGCGACTTCGGCTACGACAGTGAACTGCTCGGACGAGACGAGATTGACGAGAAGAGCCTGATCGGCCTCTCGGGCATCGTCAAGATCAGCCATAGGGTTGTGAATGGCACTTCCCTGCTCAACCTTGACGGTTTCACTCCTGCCAGCGAGTGGGAGTCGTTGTCGAGCGCTTTGCCCGCAAGTCTCGCCAGTTCCGAGGTGTCGCGATGACCTACAGCTACACCCAGATCAGCCAGTACCTTACCTGTCCGCGGCGCTATCGCCATCGCTACCTCGATGGCTGGCATGAGAAAGACACCCGGGCAGTCATGCTCTTCGGGCGAGCGTTCGAACAAGCTCTCAGCGCCTATTTTCGGAAGGAAGATGCTGCCGCCGTTCTGTTCCGTGAATGGGCCACTTATCAGGACCAGCAGTTGCATTACTCGCACAGCGACTCCTGGGACCGCATCTTGCAGCAAGGCATCCAGCTGCTCGATCGCTTTTGTCAGGATGATCGCATCCGCATCCGACAGCCCCGCCGCAACCTGCAGATCAAGTTCGAGCGGCCAGTCTCGGACAACAACAACTTCGTAGCCTATGTCGATGCGGTCGGGAAAGTGGACGGAACCAAGTGCCTGATCGAGTGGAAGACCACCTCCAGCCGGTACCCGGAGGAACCAGACGGACTGTTGGCGCTCGACCCGCAGCTGGTTTGCTACTCCTGGATGACCGGCATTTCCGAAGTTGCCCAAGTCGTCTTCGTCCGCAAGCGATTGGTTGAAGTTCAGTATCTCCGAACCACCATCTCCGACGAACAGCGTAATGAGTTCGGCCAGTTGGTCACAGAAACCATTGCCCGGATCGAGTCTGCTCAGTTCCTGCCGCATAGCGGCATCCGCTTCCCGCAGAACCCTTGCAGCACTTGCCCGTACGTCGGGCTTTGTCTCGGGAAACAGCAGTTGGTTGAAATCGATCTGGTACGACGCCCGGGAGCAGAAAACCTTGGTTGGCTTGACGAGCTTACGTACTAGGAATCCGCGTATGCTACCCAAACTTGATCGCCGGCGGGCTGTCTTCGTGCTAACGAAAATCGACGCGATTCTCGAGTGGGAGAAGAAGAATGAGGCGGAGAGGGACACTCGATTCGTCGAACTCGGGCGCTACCTGTGCGAGGTACGAGCGGGACAGTACTGGCGGGTGGAGAAGCTGGCCTCGTTCGATGATTTCCTTGAGAGGCGATTTCCGGAATCGAGAAGGAAGGCCTACTACCTGATGTCGATCCACGAGCATCTGCCGCCGCAGGCCAGGCGGGAGCTAAAGGAGGTGGGATGGACCAAAGGGGTGGAGTTGGCGAAGCTGGCGCGGCGGGACCGGCAGGACTTCGATTGTGCAACCTGGTTGCACAAAGCCCGCGAGATGCCGAAGGACCAGTTTAAGCAGGAAGTGGAGAAGGAGCTCACCGGGAAGGAGACCGAGCCGTGGGAGATTGTCTACTTCAAGCTCTACAAAAGTCAGATTCCGGTCATCGAGCAGGCGATTGAGACTGCGGCTCTGATGCTGGGATCGGACAAATCGCGAGGATACTGTCTGGAGATGATCTGCGCGGACTTCCTGGCGGGCGCGAACCTTGAGAACGGTAATGCGAGAGTGCTCTTGCAATCAGTCCTCAGGTTCTTCAAGTTCCTGCCCGGGGAAGAGAGAAAGGCATTTCTCGATCACTTCCAGGAGAAAGTATCGTGAACGCCATTCCGCCAAAACAAACTGCCTTGCGGCTTGACACGGAGAAGTACGACGAACTTCGTAAGCAGGTGCTAAAGCGGGATGGTTGGAGATGCCAAGCTTGCGGAGCCATGACAAATCTCGAAGTTCACCACAAGGAGTTTCGCAGTCACGCTGGGAATGATTCCGAACAAAACCTAATCACTCTTTGTACTGGGTGCCATAGAACCCTACACAGAAATCAATCAGCATTCTCCTAGAACAACATATTAGGAGCATCAGATAGCAATTTGTGGTGCTTTGACAACGGCCGCACACCCCCGGCGGATTTGGAATGAGTTAAGTCGCTGAACTGCGATGCACGGAAGCAACTTCGCCAATGTAGATTCAGCGACTGACGGCCGATAACCCCATCATTACACCGATCCACCGATAAATACCTTCCTTTGTGACTGGCTCAGTGTGCAGGCAGTGTGCCGCTCTTTCCAGCCTAGGGAATCTCATGCTCGCACAGTTCCCAAGAATTCCCGTATCGGAACAGCTATCACAGAGGCTAACCGACAGACATGTTTCTTTTCCTCCGGCCTCCCGCCTTTTTCCCTTCATGCCTTTGGCGTCCGGCTGTGCTAGTGCCGTTATAAGCTCCGGACGTAATCCTCATTAACCACCCCGAGCAGATGAATAAGCGCCGTTACCGCTGCATCCGCATACCTCGTGCGCGTATCAGAGAGTGTTGAGGCGGCTTAGCGTTTAAGGCAGCAAGCGACGGCAGTCCTCGCCACAGGCCCGTGCGTGATATACCCGCCGAAATATCGGCACAATCGTGCCGCAATATCGTCACAGCGATTTGCCACGAACCGCACCGCCGTGACCGTAGTCACGAGAATTTACAGAAAATGTGAGCGCCGTCACCGACGCATATCTCGCTAGCTGAGAGATTCAAAACGTGCACTCCCCCCGGCGCACGTGCCCTCCCCCGGTGCACAGCTTTACTTCTTTTTCGCGGAGCCTCAGATGTCCAACGAAGTATCCAAACGAATGCCAAGGTCTGAGCGATGTTTGCTGTCGCAGGACATTAGTAATAACTTACAGCTGATCCTCAGCCATTGCGATAGTCAACTCAAATCTCTCGATTGTCGCAGCGAAGCCGCCGCGCACTGCCGGATCATACGGGAAGCTGCAACATACATGGTGGAGCGGATAGCAACATCACCATGTCCTCTTTGTGTCAGAACCCAGCGTTACAATGCGAGGCTAAACGAGGTTGCAAAAGAATGTCAGACATCGACCTAGAAATAGCCGCACTCAAGCTGTGGATCTCGCTCTATGAGATGAGGCCAAAGCACGAACAGTGGGAAGTCGATGCTTATGAGTTGCACCGCTCAAGGCTATCGGAAATCGAATCATCAGGTCCCATCGATTTTAGTCCCCTCTCAATGCTTGTAACAATGTGCTGTATGGTGAAAAAGAACCTGCCTCCCCTTGATGATCGGCGTCACAGAGACTAACCACCATCATCAAGCGTGTAGTCGTAGTAACTCTCTCTGTGCAATTAAATAAGGGACTTAGCGCGGCTCAATTAGCTCGATTTTTTGGCGGGCGGCGCGGATTTTTCACCGCCAACGCCAAAATATGCTCAAAATTGGGCAGTGGGCTACTTTGAATTTTCGATCAATATTGCTCAGACTGTAGCCAAACATTGAGCTTAGCCTGACCGAGTATGAATGACAAAGACGGGATGTTTCCAGAGCGGGACTTGCTGTCTGACCAAGAAATAATAGCCCGCTTCAAGAACGTGTTTGGTAGAGAAATGACACCCGCAGAGCGAAGAGCCTTTTTCTTGCAGGACTCGACCTTGGAGAAAGAACCTAACTAACCCACTACCGCCGGTTAGATACGCGAGTATTTAGAATGTGGTTATGCAGGGTTAACCGTCCCAGGCGTGGAGCGGTCGGCACTTGCTGCAGGCCCGGACGAATTGAAAGGGAGTGAGGTTTGACCTTCACCCTTACGCGAATATCACGCTAAACCTTCCGCAAACTAGCGACGCAAACTTCTGCTCAATTCGGCTCGCCCACGTGCATCGCTACCCCTGTCGGATTTTTCGCCGCCAACCCAAAATTTTCTTAGTAACGGGGTGAGCAAGTGCGCGCAGCACCCAGAGTCGGGAATCCAAGGGTTGCGTAACACTGGCTTGTGGAGCGTCCAAAGACCCGAGAATATGCCGGAGTGGAATTCAGAAAAAAAGTACTTCAGGGTAAAATCTCCGGTCGTAAACACAACATCGCAATAAGTGGGAAAAGTTCACCTGAAACAGAACGCCTTGATGCCCTTAAGGAACAATTGGCGATTGCTGAAGCGCAACTTGAGAAGCTGGAGAATTCCAACTGAGCCTCATACGGTTTCGTGATCCGGCAGGACATCGCCGACGTGACTTAGCTTGAAAGACTTAAACCGATGAAAGACAAGACCGGAATCTGCGATTCAACGTCATGCGGATGGCAACACTGATCTCGGCAGTGTGCACCATTTGCGGCAAAGAGTTCGCCGGCACACCCGCGAAGAATGCAGATGAGGCAATTCTGAAAATTAAGGCAGACTTCAAGGCACATGCGTGCAAAAACGCGCTTGGCCCTAAGTCAAATGGCGGGAGCACTCGCTGGATTTGTTAATGAGCTGGGTTACTTTCTTCCGATGCCAAGACTTCAGCATCAACCGGATGTGACCTACCGCACATAGTACGTAGATTTGTGTAAACGTCGCACCGATCCGCGAGTCCGAAATCCTTCGTCTCTGCCGCAAGTGCAAGCTGTCATGGATGATCCTGAGCTTCGCCAAAGGGCTATCGCAGCACTAATAGAGGCAATCAGAGTTGAGCAGCGTCCCATCCGATGGGCGATAGAAGGCCGCATGGCATACGGAGAAGAGTTCGGTGTTTAGCGTCGCGCGACTGTTCAAAACTGCACACTTTTAAAAATGTCTGCGCAGTACCCTGTTACTGGTTATGACGAAGGCGGTGCTGTATGGCCCCGAGCGAAAGCCAGACCGCGTACAGAGTTCTGCTGGTGGACGACGATGATGCTGTTCGGGCCATGATGAAGGCGACCCTCGAACACAAGGGATTTGACGTGGTCGCTGCCGGGAGCGTATTGGAGGCTCTGAGATGCATCGCTACAGAAAGGTTTGACGTGCTTCTAACGGACCTGCACATGCCAGACCCTGGTGATGGTTTTACCGTGGTGACCGCGATGCGTCATTCCCAGCC